GAAACTACTGGATGTCTCGTGAATCGGGGACAGGAGAGATGATTGACCTAAGTAGATATACCTTAGACACCCTTGAATATTTCGTGGATGGCTTTGACAAGGCTCGCAAGGCTGGTATATTTCTACCGAACCTACAATCGTGCAGTTTCTGTGGCTTAAAAGAACACTGCCAATTCACTAAGAAGGAACACAAATGACAAACGAAGACTGGAAACTACAAGTTTCTATGAAGTCTCCTAATGGAGATTTGATTAACGTACGTGCAGGTAGTGCAGATGAACTGAGTGTATTGCTAGAAGGCATTGGCGATTACTCAACTCAGATTGCAGCAGTATCTAAGAAGGTAGCAGGTGCTTACACCGTGCTCCCTTTATCAACGCAGAGTTCCACTACAAACACAACGCAACCTGGATTCTTAACTCAAACCCAGGCGGACAATCCATTCGGTGGGGCACCAGCACCCACCCAACAGAGCGCATCGGCGCATCCAACAACACCAACGTGCGTACACGGCGCGAGAATATTCCGACAGGGAATGAGCAAGACAACTGGGAAGCCTTACGCTTTCTGGGCTTGCCCGACACCTCAGGGAACTCCCGACCAATGTAAGCCAGTAAACTAAATAAGAATTATAAGTGGGGTAGTTAATCGGGGAAGGTGACTGCCCCACTTATAACACTAGACAGGAGAGTCGATGAGAACATTAGTAAGAAGTGTTGGCAGAGCCGACATAGGTGGCGAACCATTGCCCAGTTGTTTCAAAACATTTGATGCAAACAAAATTATATTTCGTAGAGCAGAAGTCTCTATGCTTGCTGGTGTACCAGGGGTCGGAAAGTCCACTCTAGCACTGGCTTTAGCCCTTCGTATGCACGTTCCTACTCTGTACGTTTCAGCAGATACTAATGCACACACTATGGCTATGCGCCTAGCATCAATGATTAGCGGTAAGAATCAGACAGATGTTGAACACCTAATGAATACAGATACTGGTTGGACTAAGGCTGTGCTTCAGAAGGCAAGCCACATCGTCTGGTCATTTGAATCTTCACCTACCCTGCAAGATATCCTTGAAGAAGTGGAAGCCTTTGAGGAACTATGGGGTGTACCACCTGAGGCTGTCTTCGTTGATAACCTTATGGATATAGCAACAGATGGTGGCGAAGAGTTCGCCTCTATGCGTGCCATTATGAAGGAGTTAAAGTATCTTGCTCGTGCTACTAACGCTGGGATTATTGTTCTCCACCATACTTCTGAAGGTGTACTGGGTACCCCTTGTCAACCACGTTCTGCGCTACAAGGGAAGGTGGCTCAACTCCCCGCTCTTATCTGTACTCTTGGTATCGTTGGTACTTCTATGGCTATTGCTCCTGTAAAGAATAGATATGGGCGTGCCGATGCTAACGCTAACCTCACTTGTTGGCTATCATTTAACCCTGAATATATGTATGTCGAAGACATCCCAGAGAACGGATAGGAAATGATTAGAGAAGAAGAAGACGATATGTCACAGGAGACTCGTGCTCTTGTAGTACTGAAGATTAAAGAAGAGACAGAGAAGTTAGTTCAGAAGATTGAAGCAGCCAAGGTACCCATCACTGATGAGTGGACTGATGGACTCAACGCTGGTTTAGCGTGGGCACAACGTATCTTGCGTAAGGATAAGAGTGCCACGTAATGGCAAACCCTAATGGGCGCAAAGGTTCTCAGTTTGAAACAGATGTAATGAAGTGGCTTCGTAAGATGGGTGCTATGGCTGAGCGTCTTACTAAGGCTGGTGCAAAAGATGAAGGTGATATGGTTTGTATGGTCGCGGGACGGACATACATACTCGAACTAAAAAACAGGAAGAGCCTATCGCTTCCTGAGTTTTGGCGAGAGGCACAGGTTGAGGCGGTTAACTACGCTAAGGCTAGGGATATATCGGAAGTACCCCTGCATTATGTTGTAGTTAAACGTCGCAACTCTGGCATAGAAAATGCTTGGGTCATTCAAGATTTAGAACAGTGGATGAAGGAGAAGTCAGGTGATAAAGATTGACAATGACTTGCCAAGCATCGCAGATGTCTTGCGTCACTATGGTGCGAACATACGACAAGGACACGGGCAAGTTAATCTCAAGTGCCCGTTCCATTCAGATACGCACCAATCTGGCAGCGCCAACCTCGATAAAAATATCTTTATATGCTTTGCCTGTGGCATTCAAGGCAACAGTTTACAACTCATAGCGCAACAGGAGAGAGTAAATATAAATGAAGCACGGACATTTGCAGAAGGAATTACTGGGCAAAGCCACCAAGAAGTACGCGGAAAGTATTCATCTGGCATACGATTACCTCGCAAGCAGAGGAATCAGTCAGGAAGTAGCACGTCTGGCGTCATTAGGCGTAGTCTCGGAACCTGAAGTTGGACACGAGCAGTACTCTGGACGCCTTGCCATACCGTATATAACCAAGACAGGTGTAGTAGACTTACGATTCAGAAGCCTTAACCCCGCAGTTGAACCCAAGTATATGGGTATGACTGGTGCTGAAACTAGAATGTACAACGTGCTCGACGTTGAACAAGCAGGAGATTTTATAGGGGTGTGTGAAGGTGAACTGGATACTATTACTCTCAGTTATTGTGTTGGCATTCCTTGTGTTGGTGTACCTGGAGCGAACTCCTGGAAGAAGCACTACACACGATTGCTTGCAGACTTTGAAAGAGTATTCATCTTTGCAGATGGTGACCAACCAGGTACAGAATTCGCCAAGGGTCTTGCCCGCGAACTACCAGTTACTATCGTCCAACTTCCTGAAGGGGAAGATGTTAATTCAATGTTCGTGCAAGCGGGGGCTGGATACTTCCACGAAAAACTGGATATTTAATTGAACGAGTTCGACCCTGAAGAACCACCCGAAGCCTACTGCCACGACTGTGATACTCAGTTCGATAACTCATTCGACTTGGTAGACCACACTCTGGAAGAGGATGAAGAGTTTGACCCTTACTACTTGCTACCTAATGGTATGAAGTTATTGCTTGGGTCGTTGCTTAGATTTATGTACAACCATTCAGATGAACCAGAACAGATTGAACTAATATCGCAGTCCACCTACATCACGCTGTTTGCAGCGGAGATGGGATTCGATATGATTGACGAATTAGTTGAGGATATGGTTGTTAAGTCTGCTATGCAGAACTTAGAACAGAACCTTGAGAAGTTACTATCAAAGGATACAGATGAAGAAGGCGGAGCGTGAAGAGATATGGCAGATTATAACCCACTTGGCAGGACTCGGACTCAACGTGAAGAGTTACACGGTGGAGGGCGAGATGCTGTCAGTGAACATTCACGTACCGATTTTGAACAAGCAGTCTGGGACACCTTAACTGAACTAGGTGAACTACTCCTAAGCAAGCACAGGGATTACGGTCCAAAGAATATATCTGATTCACCAGGTGGTCCTCTCAATGGGTTGCGTGTGCGTATGCACGACAAGACGGCACGCATTAACAACCTGATAGATAGCGGGTCACAGGCACAGCACGAACCGCTTGAAGATTCCTTCAAAGACTTGGCAAACTATGGTATAATTGCACTGTTAGTATTGCGAGGGAAATGGGATAAATGAAAGAACAGGAACTGTTCGACTGGCTTAAGGCAGAGAAGTTCCCCGACCTCATTCACTCCCCCGAAGAATATGATGGCTTTGATTGCACATCAGAAGAAGCAAAACTATTTATAGAATTAAAGTGCAGACGCACGCACTACCCTGAGTTACTGATTGAGAAGATGAAGTATGATTTCCTTCTTGAAGAGTCCGCTAAGTTAGGGCTTGCACCCTGGTATCTTAACTCCACGCCCGAAGGTATCTGGGCATTCGCTTTGCTTGACCTTAAAGATATTGAGTGGGAAGAGAAGTGGCTACCATCCACCACTGAGTTCGCTAATAAGAATAACAAGATGAAGATGGTTGGATTCATCCACGTTGACCAAGGGTTTAAGATTATATGATTGAGTGGGCACGCATTGAGCGTTGGGACTATGTGGTTGACTCTGTTGCTACTGAGTACCATCGCAAGTTCGAGATAGACTTTGATGACATCAGACAATCCTTGTATCAGTGGTTCATTGAACATCCTAATAAATTAAATGAGTGGGAAGCAATCGGTGAGAAGGATGCAAAGAACTTAATCTATCGTAGCCTACGCAACCAAGCATTAGATTATTGCCAGCGTTGGAAGGCTAAGTCAGGTGGGTATGAAACCTCTGACCTATTCTATTATGAATCGGATATGATTGAAGCACTGTTGCCCTCTGTATTGCGTGGTGATTTCAATATCACTGCTCAGTTAAATCTTGGCAGACCAGGCAGACCTAGTGCACCCAATGAGGGTGGCAACCTAATGG